AAAAGACAGACAAGACAGATTATACTCGCTGGTGGTTTGCTGGCGGTATTTTAGCCGGCATTGGATTGTCGGTTGGAATCTTTAAGATAGCCGTCGAAATTAGACAATGAAAAAAGATTTAAATGAAGTTGCCAAAATAGAACAAGCGATCGAGAATCGATGGGGAAAAGAAGCTGTTGAGAATCCTGCCTCTCATTGGGACGATCAAAAAGAGAAAGATTATCTAGACCAACTTAAAGAACAAACTACAAAACAAGAGAAGTCTTCAGTCACAAAAGAGAAGGATGGTATTTTAATAACATCCAAACTATTTATTGATAGAAAGGCTGATAAATGCCCTGTTTGTTTTGATTTTAGAATGTCTAACATAGACAAAGTTCTAATAAAGAAAAAAGGTCATTGCCAGCGTTGCGAATGGAAGAAAAACTAATGTACGATGACAATGTAAATAAAATTATTCAAGGCATCTCAGCAGCCATGGCTAAATCTTATGATGGAGCTACAGATGAAAAAGGAGAACCAATTAAGATTGGTCTCCGCAGAGAAGACGGTGATCCCGTTTTAGATAGCCGTGTTATGGACGGCTTCGGAGCTAAAATCCAAGGCGATCTTCTTGTCCTCAAGTACAACACCGAAGAAAACATCAAGGGTCTTCGTGGAATCCATCAGATGGGACTTGAGAAGTACCAAAAAGAAATCGAACAAAGAATGGCTGACATTGTTAAGTTTATTAAATCAGAGGCCAAAAAAGCGACCGGAGCAGCCGTCAATCTTAAATTAGAGGGCGAAATCGACATTCTTATCCAGCCAATGAATAAGCTACGCACAATGGTTTCAGCAGTTGGAATGTATAAGATTGCTGGGCTAAAAGAACAAGAAGATCCTAAACCAGAAGGCAAAGAAAGAAAGTCCGAAGCTGATTTCTACAAAGGATTTATCTCAAATCTCAAAGAAGCTAAAAGAAATAAAACACTAGGGTATAAGCCTTTCTGGCGTAAATACTAGTTATTTTAATGGCTTTTAAATTAACTAAAGCACAAATTGTAAATGAGGTCATAAAGTGTGGTAAAGAACCAACCTACTTTATTACAAACTTTTGTAGAATTTCACACCCACTTGAAGGAACCATTCCTTTTAAGCTTTATGATTTTCAAGAAGAGTGCATTGATCAATTTAACGAACACCGTTTCAATGTAATCAACAAAGGCCGCCAGCTAGGTATTTCTACAACTGTAGCTGGTTACATTTGCTGGATGATGCTTTTTCATAAGGACAAGAACATCCTTGTTGTAGCAACTAAACTAAGCACGGCATCAAACTTAGTCAAAAAAGTCAAATTTATGATGAAGTCTTTACCTGAATGGATGAAGATTTCTAAAATAACAACAGACAATAAAAATTCATTTGAGCTAGCTAATGGCTCTCAGATTAAAGCCTCTTCAACTTCCGGCGATGCTGGTCGTTCAGAGGCTTTAACTTTATTAGTTCTAGACGAAGCTGCCCACATTGAGGGATTAGAGGAACTTTGGACTGGTCTTTATCCTACCCTATCTACTGGTGGTCGTTGTATTGCTCTTTCAACTCCAAATGGCGTTGGTAACTGGTTTCATAAAACTTTCACCGAGGGTGAGGAAGGTAAGAATGATTTCAACACAATCAACTTGCCTTGGCAAGTCCATCCAGACAGAGATCAAGAATGGTTTGAAAGAGAAACCAGAAACATGTCTCGTAGGCAAATCGCCCAAGAGCTTGAGTGTTCTTTTAACTTTTCAGGTGAAACTCTAATCCATGGTGAAGATTTAGAGAGAATGCAAAAGATTCTAGTTGAACCAAAGTATAAAACTGGATTTGACAGAAACTTTTGGATTTGGGAACAATATGAGCCTTCTAAAAATTATGTTTTAGTAGCAGACGTTGCGCGAGGAGACGGACAAGACTTTTCTGCTTTCCACATTTTTGATTCAGAAACAATGACTCAAGTTGCCGAATACCAAGGCAAACCAACGCTAGATGTTTATTCAGAGATGATCTTTGAAGCAAGTAGAGAGTATGGTTTCTGCTTAACTGTAGTAGAAAACAACTCAATCGGCATGACTGTTCTGGACAAGCTAAGAGACAGCAGACACCCTAATCTTTATTACTCAATTAAACACTCTCATGATTATGTTGATAGACTTGAAGCAGAAAACATGTCCAACTCTGTTCCAGGCGTAACTATGTCTGTTAAAACAAGACCAATAATTATTGCAAAGTTTGAAGAGTTCATCAGAAATAAACTAATTACAATAAAATCTTCTAGATTAACAAACGAAATGAAAACTTTTATTTGGAACAATGGTAGAGCGGAAGCAATGAAAGGATACAATGACGACTTAGTTATGTCATGCGCCATTGCTTGCTGGATTAGAGAAATAGCTCTAGTAGCCAATAAAAGAGAATACGAATACAAAATGGCTATGGTGAATTCTATTGGAACATCAAAAAAGGAATTTAACACTAAAATTCCCGGCATGATAGGTTATAATAATTCACAAGATAGGCTCCGACAACAAAAACAACAAGTAAATAGCTTTGCTTGGTTGTTTAAGGGATAAAAATGGCAGACCAAAGTAGAAACCCGAGAAATAATGTTTCCCCGCTTTTTAAGGCTCTGACAAGAATCTTTTCAGGTCCGATTGTAAATTACAATCAGAGACAAGTAGCTCTTGATAGAAGAAACAACTTAAACAAATACTCAACAAAATTTAAATCTTTAGCTGGATTGGAATTCAAAAAAGCTCGTTATAATCCTTATGATTACATGCAAACCTCTATCATGGTCAATCATAATAGAGCAGAGCGTTATTTAGATTTCGATCAAATGGAATATATGCCTGAATTGGCATCTGCTATGGACATTTATGCTGATGAAATGACCACTCACAGCATTCTAACTCCACTTTTAAAGATTGACTGCCATAATGAAGAAATTAAATCAATTCTAACAGAACTTTACTATAATGTTCTCAACATTGAATCTAATCTATTCAGTTGGTGCCGCAACATGTGTAAGTATGGAGATTACTTTCTTTATTTAGATGTTGATGATAAGATGGGAATCACTTCTGTTATTGGTCTTCCAATGAGAGAAATTGAAAGATTGGAAGGCGAAGATAAGTCTAATCCAAATTATGTTCAATTTCAATGGAATAGCGGTGGTTTAACTTTTGAAAACTGGCAGATGGCTCACTTCCGCATTTTAGGAAATGACAAGTACGCCCCTTATGGAACTTCAGTTTTAGAATCAGCCCGTCGAATTTGGAGACAACTGACTCTAATGGAAGATGCGATGATGGCTTACAGAATCGTAAGAGCCCCAGAAAGAAGAGTCTTTAAGATTGATGTTGGTGGCATCCCCCCAGAGGATGTCGAGCAATTTATGCAGAAGACCATTACCAACATGAAGAGACACACCCTTGTTGATGCTCAAACTGGTAACATGGATCTTCGCTACAACCCAATGTCGGTAGAAGAAGATTACTATCTGCCAGTTAGAAACGGGTCTGCTACCACAATTGAAACTCTTGCTGGTGGTCAAAATGCTGCGGCAATTGAAGATGTCAATTACTTAAGAGATAAATTATTCTCAGCTATTAAGATTCCAAAGTCTTATCTATCACAGCTAGATCAAATGCCTGAAGAGAAGACAACTCTAGCTCAAAAAGACATTCGTTTTGCTAGAACAATTCAAAGACTACAAAGATCTGTTATTGCAGAATTAGAAAAAATTGGTATTATTCATCTTTATACTCTAGGTTACAGAGGCGAAGACATTATTTCGTTTGATCTAGTTCTAAACAACCCAAGCAAGCTAGCTCAAATTCAAGAACTTGAGTTTATTAAACAGAAATTTGATGTTGCTGGTTCAGCCCAAGACACAATGTTTAGTCGCCGTTGGATTGCTGAAAACATCTTTGGAATGGATAACGAAGAATTCCTCAGAAATCAAAGAGAAAGATTCTTTGATAAGAAGATGGACAAACAACTTGAAGCCGCTGCTGAAGAGCCAGCCTTTGAAGGTTCGCCATCAGATGGCGGCGCAGCAGAAGGCATGGGTGGGGCATTAGGCGAGGAAGGCACAGAAGCCGCTCTAGGCGGCGAAGAAGGTCTTGGTGGGGAACTAGGTGGCGAAGGAGAAGAACTCGCACCAGAGCCAGCCCCAGAGGCTCCAGCAGGCGAAGAAGAAAAGACTCCGCTTCTAGTAGAACCGGGAGCAGCCAAGAGAGACGACAGAGGCAAGGCGGTTAAAATGACCTTTGATGACGGCTCAGAAATGTATTTGGGCAAAGGCAAAGGCAAGCGTTATAAGCCGGTTCCTTCTTTTCAAGATGGCCGTAAATCGGCAGGACATTTAAAAAACGCTCTTAGTCAAGCAGGCAAATCAAAAGACATAGGGCAATTAGGCCGTGGATTAGTTGAGAACAAAGAAACTATTTATAATAACTTGGTAGCCCAGTTAGAATCATTGACTGAAAGGGCAAATAAGATAGTCGATGGACTGGAGAAGAATGATGAACTTTAAGCACAATAAAAAGAGAAACCCAGCTTTTATTTTTGAAGCTCTTACAAGGGAATTCGCAAAAGCTAAACTTCACAAAGATGAAAATAAAATAAATAAAATTAAATCTGTTATGAAAGAAGTTTTCAATAAGGAAAGTCTTCTTTATAAACAACTAAGACTTTATAAAGCTCTTACAGAAACAAGAGAAGTGGATTATCTAACAGCAGAAAAGATTATTGCTGAAGTCCATAGAGTTTTTTCTACTTTCGACAAGAAAGCTCTTTACGATGAGCAGACTGCTGCTATTCATAAAATTAATCATGAAGTTAGCCCAACAGTTTTCCAAAACTATGTTTCAAATTACAAATCATTAGCTTCAGCTTTTCAGATGTTTCATGATGACACTATCGGAGTAAAGGATAGAGTTCTTTTAGAAAGAAAGCTAATCCAAGAAATGGTCAAACCAGAAGAAAAGATCCAAGAGGAAGAACCTGTTGATGAGTTGGTTGTTAAAACCTTTATTAAAAAGTTTAATAACACCTTTGGTTCTTTAATGTCGGAACAAAAAACACTTATCTCTCTTTACATGGGAAGCCTTGATTCAGACGACACAGAGCTAAAAATGTTCGTGAATGAAGAATTAGAAAGACTAAAAGAAGTAATCAAAGAAAACATTGGCATTCAAGAAATCCAATCCGATAAACAAATGAAAGAAAACATCGGCAAGGTTTATGGGCTACTTGAAGGCTTTAGAACAAAAAGAGAATTAGTTAAAGAAGATTTAGTTTTTATTCTTAAAGCACAAGAATTAGCTAAGGAGATCCAAGAATAATGGCTATTGAAATAACTGTAGGCGAAAAAGAAATTAAAGCTGCCGGAATGGACCCTAATAAGTCACCAGACATTATCATCGATATCAAAGGTCCAATCTTTACAGTTAAATTAAATGCTAGAAAAACCTTGGATAATAATGTAATTGTTTATGACCATCCTTTCTTTAACATTACATTTATTCCATTTAAAAACAAAATTTTGACTCTGCCAAAACCAAATGTAAATAGAGATACTTATCCAATGCAGAATGCTTATTTATCTTTTCTACAGGATAAAGGAGCCATTCAGGTTGGAACAATAAGAGGTGGAGGAGTCTTTAGATCTTTAGAAGCTTTTTATCCAGTCAATAAAGAATTAGATGTTTTACAAGTTCTTTTACTGCTTACCAAAGAATACATGACTAAACATGGTGGCGATTTCTCAAAGATGGAAGAATACTTTGACGAAATTGAAGACATGTATGTTGAACCACCAGAAGATGAAACAACGCCTTATGGTAAAGTTCCACAGGAAGCCGAAAAGGGAACTCTTCCAAGCCCCTATGGTAAGCCATACGGACTAGTTTATAGGATTTAAAATGCTTTGGTTTATCCTGGCTTGTTATGGTTTAACACAAGTCTTGGTTTATGGTTCAATTTTTAATAAAATAAGACCAACTCATCACTTCTTTCATTGTCCAATGTGCATTGGATTTTGGGTTGGAGTCTTGGTTTGTTTGATTTCCCCTTTTACAGAACTATTTACTTTTGAGATAAATTTATTTAATTTGCTTTTATGCGGTTGGATAAGTTCAGGAACGAGCTACGCTCTTTGTATGGTGATTAATGATGAAGGAATTAACATTAAAAGGAACTAATCAGTGGGTAGATAACCATTGGATGCTTAGACCTCCAACTAATTGTTGCAGAGGAAAGTGTATCGGGCGGGTAATGCCCGCTTTAGGAGATTATTAATGAATAAGTTACAACTAACAAAAGGCGAATTAGCAAAGATCATTCTTGAAGAGGTAAGAAATCTTCATGAACAAGATGATGATTTTGCTAAAATAGCTATGAAAAAAGTAGCTGATGCTGCCAAAGACCCAGAAAAGGCTCTTAAATTAGCCGCAGTTTTAGCCGAGATGGAAGAATATGAGTAAGCTAATCCTAACAGAATTCTTAGAATTTAGAACAGACTCCGATCTTCTTACCGAAGCAGAAAGAAAGAAGATTGAGGAAGGTGAAGAAATTTACCTAGCTGGTGTTATGCAAAGAGCAGGAGCCACAAACGGTAATGGCAGAATCTATCCTCTACCCATCCTTCAAAGAGAAGTAAATAATTACCAGAAGCTAGTTCGTGAAGGCAGAGCAGTTGGAGAGTTAGATCACCCAGATAGTTCTGTTGTAGAACTTAAGAACGCCTCACATCTAGTCACAGAAATCAGAATGGATGGAGACGATGTTATTGGAAAAATTAAAATCCTAGACACTCCAGCAGGCAAAACAGCTATGGGTCTTCTCAAAGGTGGAGTTAAGTTAGGGATTTCATCAAGAGGATTAGGCTCTACTCGCAACGAAGCCGGTAAAACAATTGTCCAAGACGACTTTCAACTAGTCTGCTTTGATTTAGTTTCTGAACCTTCTACAACTGGAGCATTCATGCTTAGAGAAGGTAA